ATGAACATCCAACTTCAAGGCCACATCGTCGGCGTTAAAAAATTCAACGGACAAATCGAAGGCAAGAGCTTCGACTATTGCCGCCTGATTGTCGCCACACCCTTAGACAGCTCCCAAGGCAACGCATTGGGCAGCTCTACTACTGAATACGATTTCGGCGGCTCTGCCAATTTCGAGCAGTTCCGAAACGCCCAATTTCCGATCGAAGCAAACCTGAACGTGGAAATCGTCACTACGGGCAAAACTCAAAAACTGAAAGTCACCGGTTTTCAATTCGTTAAGAAAGGCTGATTGAATGCAGAAAGTCTATGTTGTCCAGTCCGTATCAACAGGGGACTTTCTGTATCTCTCTCCTGAAACGGGCGACATCGGACATACCAAATTAATTACCAATGCCGATTATTTCTACGACTTCGAAGAAGCGGTTAACGCAGGTTTGGAAGAAATCGGCAACCAATGCGAATTTGTCGTATTCGGATTTTTGAAAGACTGATTTTCGGATGTTCGGCGGTCGTCTGAAAAACTCTCCATCCATTACCGCCAAACACTTTTTGAAGGAAAATATCATGAAATTTATTAACACCTGCCGTAAATACGGCGCAAAACTGGCTGTTGTAACAGCCGCCCCGCTGGCTTTGGCGGCACAGGCAAACGCAGCGTTGCCCGAAACGGCAAAAAACGCTTTGGAAGCCGCAAAAGCGGACGGTATGGAAGCCGGTTGGATTGTAGTGGGCGTTTTCGCCGCGCTTTTTGTATTTTCCATCGTTAAGAGGGTGATGAAGTAAGGCGGCATGTACTGCCAAGTCGGAAATAAATGTCTTGAGAAGCACCGGGCCGAAAACCTTTATTTCAGCTTGGTAGTACCAAGAATCCAAGAAAACGGACAGATAATCAGGCCGGAATATAACGGCAGCATGTGGAAGATGTCGGACGGTCAGCCGCTAAGGCTTTCATTGGCGGAATGCAGTCCGAAAGACAACCTGCAAAGCGGTCTTGAAACAGGCCGGATAGTATTCGGCGTCCTCGCGTCCGTTTACTTTGTTTCCCTGCTGAAAAAGGTTTTGAAATGATGGATTTTTATTTCTATCTCGGCGTTGCCGTCCCCGTATTAATCGGGGCGGTTCTGTTTAAGGATTGAGCGCATGAAGTTATGGTGTCAAAATCAGGCTTTCAAAACAACCTTTGAAAGGCAGAACCATGAACAAGCCGTTTATCACGCAGGCGCAGTTGGCACTTTATAAATATCAGCCGTCAAGCGAGTATTTTGGGCAATCGATGGCTTTTATTGCTCAGAAAGAATTTGAAGAATTTGTTAATAACGTAAAAGAGTACGATATTTTAGAGAGCTTCTCTTATTTCTTAAATAAGAGGGTCGCACATAATATTTGGAAGATTTATTTTTCTGATGAGTCTGTTATTTTTATAAGAAAATCAGAAGAGAACGGAAAAACTGTTCATGAATTCGTTTATCAAGAGTACACCGATAGTTCTGATTTTAATTCTATGTTCGAGTAATTCTTATTCTGAACCTGTAAGATTAGAAAAATCACAAATTAAATTTCAATCAAGTAATAATTTAAAATCAATTGGTTTTAAATTAGATTCAAGTTCTAACACTTTTTCCAAATTCACAGAAGCGGCAAATTTCGAGCACATCCCCACGGGCGCAAAAGCCCGAATCAACGCCAAAATAACCGCCAGCGTATCCCGCGCCGGCGTATTGTCGGGGGTCGGCAAACTTGTCCGCCAAGGCGCGAAATTCGGCACAAGGGCGGTTCCCTATGTCGGAACAGCCCTTTTAGCCCACGACGTATACGAAACTTTCAAAGAAGACATAAAGGCACGAGGCTGCCGATACGATCCCGAAACCGACAAATTTGTAAAAGGCTACGAATATGCTAATTGCCTTTGGTACGAAGACGAAAGACGTATTAATAAAACCTATGGCTGCTACGGCGTTGACAGTTCGATTATGCGCCTTATGCCCGATCGCAGCAGATTCCCCGAAGTCAAACAACTGATGGAAAGTCAAATGGAAAGGATTGCTCGTCCTTTTTGGGATAAACGGAAAGAAGAAATTCCTAAAGATACTGCTTTAAAGTGGCGTCTTTTTCCTTTTAGTCATTGTGAATTTTTTTGGAACGGCGGCGGTTGTTTTGTACGTAACGGTGATAATTTAATTCATCGAGTTTATTTTAAACTTGAACGCAATCCGAAATACAAAGAAGAAATGGATGCCAAAAAGCCGGAAGAGATTTTATCGTTGAAAGTCGATGCCGATCCCGACAAATACATAAAGGCAACCGGATATCCCGGTTATTCCGAAAAAGTAGAAGTCGCACCCGGAACAAAAGTGAATATGGGGCCCGTCACGGACAGGAACGGGAATCCCGTTCAGGTTGCCGCAACATTCGGCAGGGACGCGCAAGGCAACACCACGGCGGATGTTCAAGTAATCCCGCGTCCCGACCTCACGCCCGCAAGCGCGGAAGCACCTCACGCACAGCCGCCGCCCGAAGTATCGCCCGCGGAAAACCCCGCAAACAACCCGGACCCCGATGAGAACCCCGGCACGCGTCCCAATCCCGAACCCGATCCCGATTTGAATCCCGATGCAAATCCCGATACGGACGGACAGCCCGGAACAAGCCCCGATTCCCCGGCCGTTCCGGACCGCCCAAACGGCAGGCATCGCAAAGAAAGGAAACAAGGCGAAGACGGCGGGCTTTCGTGCGATTATTTTCCGGAAATCCTAGCCTGTCAGGAGATGGGCAAACCTTCGGACCGCATGTTTCACGATATAAGCATACCGCAGGTTACAGACGATAAAACATGGTCTTCACATAACTTTTTACCGTCTAACGGCGTATGTCCGCAGCCGAAAACCTTTCATGTTTTCGGCAGGCAATATCGGGCAAGCTATGAACCGTTGTGCGTGTTTGCCGAAAAAATCCGTTTTGCCGTACTGCTCGCCTTTATCATTATGTCGGCTTTTGTCGTTTTCGGTTCGTTGGGGGGGAATAAATGCCATTACTTGCCGGCCTGATTCCACTTTTAGGCATACTTCTGAAAATGCTGATTGTCAGAATCATCCTTGCAACAGGTCTGACATTCGTAACCTATGCCGGGTATCTCGCCGCACTGGAAAAGTTCAAAGGCTACACGGCAAATGCGATCAATTCCATGCCTTCCGACATATTGAACCTTCTTTTAATTTCGGGATTCGGTCAGGGGTTGGGCTACCTGTTCGGCGCATTCTCGTTCTTCATTGGTATGCACGCATTCAAAAAACTGACGTTTGTCTTTCCGGGATGAGGTAGAAGCATGATTTATCTGTTTACGGGAAACATGGGGGCAGGCAAAACCCTATGATTTTGAACAACGAAGACGGATTGTTCAAAATGAAATTGGAAGACGGCACGGAGGCAGACCGGCCGCTTTATTTCTGCCATATCGACGGATTGGACAAACGAAAATTCAATGCCCGCGAACTGGCGGAAGGGCAAATCATGTCCGCCCCGCTTCGTGATGTCATACCGGAAGGCGCGGTGCTGATTGTTGGCGAAGCGCACTACACTTACCCGGTACGCGCGGCAGGCCGTCCCGTTCCGCCCTATATTCAGGAACTGACAGAACTCCGCCATCACGGGCATACCGTCATTTTGATGACGCGGCACCCGAGCCAACTTGATATATTCGTCCGCAACCTTGTTTCAAAGCATGTACACCTTGAACGCAAGGCAATCGGCATGAAACAGTATTATTGGTATAAATGCGTAACCTCGTTGGACAATCCCGCGGGCGTAAGCGGCGTAGAAGCCGCAAATTGGAAACCGCCTAAAGAAGCCTTCAAATACTATAAATCATCAAGCCGGCACCAAAAGTTCAAGAAAAAAGTGCCTTGGGCGGTTTGGGCGTTGATTGCGGTTGTAGGGTTTGTAGGCTGGAAAAGTTACGGCATGTTTCAAGTTTACAGCAAAGCCACAGACAGCCGGATTGAGCAGGAAGCGCAAAAAGAAAGCGTTGTGCAGACGATGACGGAGCAGACGGCATCATCAGAAACAGCGCCTTTTGAGCATTCCGACAATCTGAAACCTGAAGACTTTGTGCCGACTTTGCCCGAAAAGCCCGAAAGCAAGCCTATTTATAACACAGTCCGACAAGTAAAAACCTTTGAGCAAATCGCCGGATGCATAGACGGCGGAAAATCAGATTGCACATGCTATTCAAATCAAGGAACACCCTTGAAAGAAATAACAAAGATAATGTGTAAAGAATATGTGAAAAACGGGTTGCCTTTCAATCCTTACAAGGACGAACGGCAAAGGACGGAACAGGCGGCACAGTCCGCGAAAGCGGACAAGCCCCAAGTTCTCGTAATGGGCGGAAAGTCCTAATAAAATTTAATGTACGACAACTGAAGAGCGCGGAAAACCGTTTGAAGGAATCGGCGGCGGAGTCGTAAAGCAGAAAGTTCTTTTTAAAATCATATTCTGAATACTAAATCTGAGGATGTCATGATTCACAAACCAAGATATATCAAAATTGTAGATGAAAACGGGGATTTCACACGTGTTCTCCGTCTCCATAAGTTCCCGGACACGTCGAAAGTTTTTTATTTCGAGCCTATGTTCTGGCTTAAAGATGGTCGGCTTGCCCGGAAAGACAGTTTGTTTGAAGTTGATTACATTTACGGTGCAGACGGTTGCGGGTTCTTGCCGTCAAATTTAACGGAGTTCAGAAAATATTGCCGGAAAAAGCACCAAAAGTTTAAGGACGATGAAGTTTTAGTAAACCGTTACGCGGTCGATTTTTTGGGTGCGAAGGAACCCCCATATGACGACCGCCATGTGACTTCAGTCAAATATTTTGTTTGATAAAACCAAAATCACAAATTCAGCCACTACCCCTCAGGATGGCTTGGGCGGAGCGAAGGGGGTTAACTGCTAGAATGGCTGTTTTTTTTTGGGCGTATCTCAGTCCGGAATCGCTTCGTTCGGGGGTTGTACGTGCAGGAAAATAGGGCGGAAAAAAGGAAAAGGGGGAAGCTTTGTAAAGATTGGGTGCGTTACCCAATCTTTACGAATACCCCCTTTTCCTTTTTTATGAACTGTTTTTCAATACCGCAAACCCACTAACGGAGTGATTCCGGACTGAGATACGCCTAAAAAAAATCAGACATTCGGGTCGCAACAGGAATCTTTACCAAAACCTGCAACCCAAATAAAATCAGACACGGCAAAGGAATAGCTACCCTTTGCCGAAACCGTCCGGCCTGAACAAACCACAAACTTAAAGTTTGATGACGAGAATAGGCGGGCGGTTTTCTTGTTTGTGAAATTGAGTAGTATCAAAGAACACAGATTCTGAATATATAAGGGTAATCCCATGCGTAACGCCGTAGGATTGGATATATCCAAGCTGACATTTGACGCATCCGCCATGGTCGGCAAAACGGAGCATTCGGCAAAGTTTGACAACGATTCAAAAGGTTTAGATCAGTTTTCGGACCGGTTGAAAAGCTTGGGATGTCAGAATCTGCATATCTGCATGGAGGCAACGGGAAACTATTATGAAGAAGTTGCCGACTACTTCGCGCAGTATTACAGCGTTTACGTAGTGAACCCGCTGAAAATAAGCAAGTATGCAGAAAGCAGGTTCAAGCGAACCAAAACAGGCAAACAGGATGCAAAACTGATAGCGCAGTATTGCCGGTCGGCGCAGGAAAGCGAGCTTGTAAAGAGGCAGAAGCCTACGGACGAGCAATACAGGCTTTTACGGATGACCGCAGCATACGCGCAAATCAAAAGCGAATGCGCGGCAATGAAAAACCGTCATCACGCGGCAAAAGATGAAGAAGCGGCCAAAGCATATGCGCAAATCATCAAAGCCATGAATGAACAGCTTGAAGTTTTAAAGGAGAAGATAAAAGAGCAGACGGAGAAGCCTAACTGCAAGGAAGGCGTGAAGCGTCTTGAAACCATACCGGCAATAGGCAGAATGACCGCAGCCGTATTGTTTCATCATCTAACATCTTCGAAATTTGAAACATCAAACAAATTTGCAGCGTTCGCAGGCTTAAGCCCGCAACAAAAAGAATCCGGGACAAGCGTAAGGGGAAAAGGCAAACTGACCAAGTTTGGCAACAGGAAATTACGCGCCGTCTTGTTTATGCCGGCCATGGTCGCATACCGGATAAGGGCATTTCCCGGCTTCATCAAAAGGCTGGAAGAAAAGAAGAAGCCTAAAAAAGTCATCATCGCAGCATTGATGCGTAAACTCGCCGTTATTGCGTATCACGTACATAAGAAAGGCGGAGATTACGATCCATCGCGTTACAAATCGGCGTAAATCCCGAAAGGAAAAAAGGCATTTTTTAAATGCCTGCTTTGCCGCGTCTGAAATCCGGTGAATTTTCAAATATTGAAATTCAATGGGTTGAAAATGAATTGTAAAGATGCTGTTGTCAATTAAAGTAGTATCTCCCACATCTTCAACAGCCGCTTTACCGACACCGGATACGGCGTCTTCAACTCCTGCGCGAACAGCGACACTCTCAATTCTTCAATCATCCATTTAAACGCGGCGAGGCCGTCTGAAACGGGCTGTCCTTGTTTCGCCAAGCCGTCAGTTTTTTCCTGCCACATTTGTTCCAGCTCTTGGATATCGGCTTCGCGGGCTGCGTCGCGGGCGGGGTTGCTGCTGTATTTTTCGAGGCGCAGGGTCATGGCTTTGAGGTAGATGGGGAGGCGCGGCCATTGTGCCCACGGGGTGCGGGTGGCGAAGCCGGGTGCAAGCAGGGTTTGCAGGCGTAGTCTTAGGAGGTGGGTCAATGGGTGTTTGCCGAGTTTGCCGTTCAGTTCGGCGTAGGCGGCTGCGGTTTCCTGCAGGTAGCGGCTGAGGGCTTCTTTGACGGCGGGCAGGCGGCTGCGGGCGCGTTTGATTTGTTCTTTGAAGGCTTTTTCGTTGCGCGGCAGCTTGTCTTCGCCGATAAAGGCGCGGTCGCAGACGGCTTGGGTGAGGTCGTCGCGCAGGGTGTCGGCGTTGATGTGTTTGAGCAGCATGGCGGCTTGGGTGAAGCCTTGGATGCCTTTGTTCAGATCTTTAACTTGTTCTTTTAGTTGTAGTTTCATGAGTTCAATCACGCCTAATCTGTGGGCGTGTCCGGCGGCGGCAGACGTGTCGAACAGGCGCAGGGCGATGCGGCCGTCTTTTTCTTTTTGCAGGCCGAGGTAGCCGGTGAGCTGTTGTTTGCCGCGGGCGAATTTGATGGATTCGGGCAGGATGCCGATGTCCCATGCGGTAACGTTGTCACGCTCGAATTCTTGGGTGTTGTCGCGGAAGGTGGTGGTGGCGGCTTTGCCAAGTTGTTGTTGGATTTGGATTAAATCGCGACCCATGGCTAACTCTTGTCCGCCGTCGTCGATGATGCGGAGGTTGAAATAGCAGTGTTCGGGCAGCCTGAACGCGGCCCATTCGTCTTGGTTGATTTGCTCGAGTATGCGGATGTCGCCTGCGGTTTTGGCGATGGCTTGGGCGAGCTGGGGCAGGATGGGGGCGTTGCGGTCGGGGTTTTGGCTTAAAAATTGGGTGATGAATTCGGGTACGGGTACGCAGATGCGGCGGATTTGTTTGGGCAGTGCTTTGATTTGTAGCTGGATTTTTTCGCGTATCATGCCGGGCACGAGCCATTCGAGGGCGGCGGGGCTGATGCGGTTGAGCACGGTGAGCGGCAGGGTGAGGGTAACGCCGTCGAGCGGGTGGTGCGGCTCGAAGCGGTAGCTGAGTTTGAATTTGCCGTCTGCGGTCTGCCAGTGTTTGGGGAATTGTTCTTCGGTGATGTGCGCGGCGGCGTGCTGCATGAGGTCGTCGCGGCTGAGGAACAACAGGCGCGGGTTGTCGCGCTCGGCGGTTTTGAGCCAGGCTTCAAAGGTGCGGATATCGGCAAGGGGCAAAGGTTTCAGACGGCCTTTTTGAGATGCAGGCTGCTTTTTGGGTTTGGGGTCATCTGAAACTGTTAAAGCCGAGGCACTCTGTTCCCTCTCCTGTGGGAGAGGGTTTGCTGCGGTTGCGGAAAAGTTGGTTTGTGCGGCAACTGTTTTGCCCTCTCCCCAGCCCTCCCCCACGGGGGAGGGGGTGGTTTGCTGGGGGTTTGCAGGACGCAGGCCGTCTGAAAATGGCGGGGTGTAGTTTTCAGATAGCCTTTGGGAGTGCAGGCTGCTTTCGGTTTTAGTTTTAGCTTCGCAGAAATTCAGCCTTGCTTCGCAAGACATTGTTTTCAGACTGCCTGAAACCGTTGAAACTGAGGCACTCTGTTCCCTCTCCTGTGGGAGAGGGTTAGGGAGAGGGCTTGCTGAGGTTGCGGAAAAGTTGGTTTGTGCGGCAACTGTTTTGCCCTCTCCCCAGCCTTCCCCCACGGGGGAGGGGGTGGTTTGCTGCGGATTTGCAGGACACAGGCCCTCTGAAACCGAATCCGCCATATAAAAATCGGGCAGCCGTTCGTGATAAAACGCAAACAGGGCTTCGTCATCGACCAATACGTCTTGCTTGCGCGATTTGTGTTCGAGTTCGGTAATTTCTTTAATCAGCTTTTTGTTGTGGACAAAAAAATCCGCTTTCAAATCGTATTCCTGCGCCACCAACGCGCTGCGGATAAAGATTTCACGTGCTTCTTCGGGCGCAACTTTACCGTAAGACACGGGGCGGCGCGGCAATACGGCCAGGCCGTAAAGCGTTACGCGTTCGCTGGCGACGACTTCGCCGCGTTTTTGTTCCCAGTGCGGCTCGAAATAATGGTAGCGGACAAGGTGCGGGGCTTCCTGCTCGATCCATTCGGGCTGGATAACGGCGACGTCGCGCGCGTAAAGGCGCGTGGTTTCAACCAATTCTGCCGCCATCACCCATTTGGGCTTGGCTTTGAACAGGGCGGAGGCGGGGAAAAGGTGGAAGCGGCTGCCGCGCGCGCCGGTGTAGTCGTTGCTGTCGGGCGATTTCATGCCGACGTTGGCGATGAGGCCGGTGAGCAGGGCGCGGTGGATTTGTTCGTAGCCCGCTTCTTTGGTAGCGCGGATTTGGGTGCGGTGTTGTTTCTTATCCAGTTGTTTTTGTTTGAGTTTGGCAGATAGGTCTTGGTCGCCCGCATTCTCAGACGACGTCAGTTGCTTGACTTCGGGAGGTCGTCTAAACGCAGCTTCTTTGGTGGTCAAGCCCATTTCAATCGCGGTTTGGGCAAGCTGGTGGTGCAGCTCGCGCCACTCGCGCATCCTCAGGTGCGACAGAAAATATTGACGGCACCATTGCACCAACTGCTTGTTGGACAAACCTTTGTCGCGCTCGCGCTGGAAACTGTCCCAAATATTCAGGTAGGTAAGGAAATCGGATTGCTTGTCGGTAAAGCGTTCATGCGCCTTGGCCGCGGCATCGCGCGCTTCCAGCGGCCGTTCGCGCGGGTCTTGAATCGACAGCGCAGACGCAATCACCAATATTTCCGCCATGCAGTCGTGTTTCTTCGCCGCCAGCAAAATGCGCGCAATTTTCGGATCGATGGGCAGGCGCGCCATTTGTTCGCCGAGCTTGGTCAGGCGGTAGCGCGTGTTGGTACCGATATGGCCCGAACTGTTTTGCAGGCCGTCTGAAACATTGGCCGGGTTGGATCGGGCATCCAT